ATCATCTACCATCTTCAATAGTTCAGTCTGTTCAGCATCATCCATCTTACCATCTTTGTCAAGTAACAACTTAACTACACCAGCTACTGAGGTCAAAGGCTGCCTTAATTCGTGGCTTAACATAAACCTAAACTCTTCTAATAACTGCTTTTGTTTTTCGTGTTCGTGACTTGTTATGCTGGTCACATCAGTAATTTGAAAACCAATAAAGTGAAGTGAGCCAAGTATTGCGTAGCAGTTCCACAAGTTCCATCTTAACCCACTATTTTTCTGCTTGGTTCGTGCGTATATTCTAACTGGGTTAGGTTCAATCTCAATGGCTTTCTTAACAGATGCTACATAATCATCTAACTCAGTATCATCTGAGATTATATCACTTACCTTTTTAGGTTTGATATGACTTGAATACTCTTTAAACAAATCATTTGAGCGCAATATCTGACCTTCATAGTCAGCAACTACATAGAGTAGGTCAATAGAATTAGCTAAGATATAGCGTGTAGACATCTCTATGCACGAACTATCTTATTAATCTTACCTATCATTTCAGCCCAAATAAAAACACTACGATATAGCCATATAGAAGTAGCTAATAACATTAACATCATTACAATTGAGTTCGATAAGTCACTATATAAGTAGTCTTGAACCATCTTATTTTTACATTTTTGTATAGAATAAGGTTTTAATTCAAACTTTTCACCCTTAATTAACCACTTAGCATCACAAGGTTGTATAGTATCCGATGCTCTAAATGGTATTACTGGTATTGTTTCAACATCCACCTCAACAATTGGCTCAAATTTAGTTAATTTTTGGTCAACATATAGTGTTTCACCCCATTGATTTTGGTAGAGATACATAGAAGTATCTCCCATGTAGTGATTTATAAAGGTAAATGGTTCAGGTTTATTAATAACCTCCTTAAGAATATGGTTATGCAACTTACATGATGCACCAATTACACAAACATTATCAAATGTGTGGGTATAGATAGTATCTTTTACACCATCAGTCATTATTACCCCCTTTCTCGGTTGGTTTCCACACCCACTTTAACGTAACAACCGCACCAATGATATAGGCAAATGACTCTTTGTCTATCTTCTTAGTAAAGAATAGCCAAAAGCCAACCACAGATATGAGTGAGCCTATAGTCAAGTGCCAGTACACCATAAGTAAGTCAGCTATTTGTTTGAATTTCTTAGGGTCGATAGCCATATTCACTATACGACCACCTTAAAATATAGTTCACTTTCTTTTTTCCTTCTTTTAACCAAACCTTGCAACACCTTACCACCGCCTTTATTCCATTTAGCAAACTCTAAAGCTATATTTGGGTCATTAGGGTTAATAAGTACCTTTTTAAGCAAGGTAGATGAACCTAATGCACATAATCCACAATTAAAGGCAAATGATACAAGTGCATCAAACTGATATTGGGTTAACTTAACTGACTTAGTGTACTTAGATACGTATATGTCAAAGTCTTTAAGGGTTGCTATGAGTAATACTTCTGCTTCATCCTTATCTCTTAGCACATCTCCCATCTTGACATTAGATTTGTCAGGATAGAAAGTAGAACCATACCCAATTGTAGCAACACCAGCACTACACTTGTAGGCATTGAGTCTAAGACCTTCAAAGTCCTTGACCAATTGAATACCAGTCTTACTTATATTCATCTTTTATAATGTATCAGTCTGATGCCGCTATCAGATGATTTCATATTGGAATTGGATGGTGCAGTATTGCATTGATATTGCAGCCGTTAATGTTTGAATGTCTACAAAGCAAGTGTTGTTGGTTGTTTCTGCATTGATTGTAAGCAGTTGAATCTCTGCTAATGTACCTCCAAATGAAAATTGCATTAATCCAAAACATTGCTTTGGAGATGAAAAATCTGATGCAACTGGTAGTTGAATTTCAAATGTGCCTTGAACTTCTCCAGTGTCCATTGCAATAAGTAACTGAGCCGATACGGTTGCAATGTTGCCAACCTTGATGTATGTCGCAGAGTTAACACTTACGATAATGCCGTTAGTCTCTCCGCTGATTGTCGGTGTATATGTTCCACTTGAAAACATATTGCCAACCTCAATCTGCGAAGATGTGCCTTCAGGGGATTGAGTGTTGTTGCTTACGTCAACGATGTAGAGCAAGTCATTGCTTGCTGCTTCCGTGATTGTTAGTAAGTCGGTAATTTTTACTCCTGCCATGTCGTTATAGGTTTATAGTTTATCAAAGGTAAGGCTTTCACCCAATCAATTGAGCACTGCTCAACTTCTTCGATGCTGATGATGTGATTGCCGTCAGCATCCATGATTGGGTTAAAGTAATTGTCGGGCATGAACTGAATGCCAATAAGGCTCTGAGCCTGTTCGTATGTGAGTAGGTGAACTTCCATTACAATTGACGGGATAAGGTGGTTTGCATTGCCTGAACGGAATTGTAAAGTGCCAACGCTTCGGCATCAGTCAAGCCGCTGCCGATGGATGCAAATGCGCATTCTCTATTTGAAAAAAATCCAGCTACATTATTGTTAGAAATTGCTCCGATAAATATTTTTTGAGGTGGCAAAGATTGAACACCAGTAGTTGTATTTGTTGCAATAGTTAAACCATTACGATAATACTTTCTGCTTGATGAATTTATTATAGAGCCCATAAATAATCCTGAACCATTCGCAACGGTTGTTAATGCTATCAAAGAAACTGTTGCAGTACTAGCATTAAAAAATGAATTATTTGAAGTTTGTCTTCTTATAACTATTGTTGTTACAGATGGAGCTAAAGCTGCGTTAGGTGCTGCTCCCATATCAGTTGCAAATGCTGTTGCACTTGCAGGTATTGTTCTTGAATAATAGCTTAAATGATTATTATTTGCAGTTAAAATAGTTGAAGGAGTTAAGAAAGAATCCGCATATGAATTAGTGCCATTAAAAGCAACACCATTAGATGAATGCGTAACTCCACCAAAAAAGCTAAGTCTGAATGCAGCGTTGGTATCAAGTGGATTCTTAAGGTTGAACTTATGGGTTGTTGCCGTACCACCTACCATCGGATAAATAGCATTGCACTTTGCCCAAGTTCCATCGGCTTTCATGGTAGTCACCAATGTGCAGATAGCTGATGTGATTGTGGCATCGGTGATACCTGCCGCTGCAAGGAATGCAACTGCATCAGCATCGGCGCAACTTGGTGCATACAAATATGGGTTGACTAAAAAACTCATGCGTAGTTACCTATTAACATAACCTTCAAACCTTTCGCAGTGCCATCTCCAATCTGGTCAATGTCGATTGTAATCTCTGCATCGTCGGCAAGTGATGTGTCGCTTATCACTGGAGGAGTGGCAGCCGTTGTGCTTGTCTTCTCAGTGTTATCTATTGTTAGCTTAGTGCTTAAGATACTTGCACCGCCTTCATTAATGTCAACGGTGAATATGCTACCACTTGCTTGAGCCGTTGTGAGTGATGCCCTTACCGCTGTAAGTGTCACTGCTCTTGGCATCCTAAAAGTAATCTTTGCAAGACCAGCAGTTAATGCAGTGGTCTCATCCGATGCTGCAACAACAAGCTCGAATGGAGTGGCATAGTTGCCGCTGCCAAGTATCGAAGTCGAGTTGATGGTCTTGATGTTAGTGCCGCTAACCAGTGCCGCTTGCTTAGCATCGAATGCCGTCCAATCAGCTGTGCTTAATGCACCTCTGTTGGCAGCACTTGCAGTTGGTAGGTTAAAGGTATGAGTTGCACTTGCTGAACTAATTCCAAAGTCAGTGCCTGTCGTTCCAACTGCGAGCAGCTGAGTCTGAGCAGTCAGTCCGTTTAGCGAAGTTAAGCCAGTGGAGAAGGTGGTAATGACTTGGCATAGGTGACCATTCTCAGTATGTAGTTCAATTGTTATATTTGATGTGTTTACAAAGACTCTAAGTGCTAATCTATCAGTTACTGCAAGGGTTGTAGCTGGTACTGCCAATGCAGTAAAATAAGCATCTAATGTAGTGCCGTTTGTAATACCCTCAGGTGTTGCTGAGTCATTTGCAATTGATGTGAATGTAAGTCCTATGGTATCATACTTTAGCAATTCAACATAATATGATGGACTACCACCGTTTGATGTTGCTCTAAAGAATAGTTCTAAATTCCAATTTCCTGCCGGTATTGATAGTACACTTGGGTCATTTGCATCTGTGATAAACTGTGCAATCAATCCATTGCCTTGAGCATTAGTTCTTGTGAATGTAGTACCAAGTCCTAAAATTGCAGCCTTGCTCATTTGCTCGT